TTCGAGGTATTGCGGCCCGGGCAGGTCAGAGGTTTGCCGATCGGTGTGTCGGCGTTCATGAAAACGAGCGATTTCTCCGACTACGAGGATGCCCAACTGGTCAAGCAAAAGGTGGCCGCATGCTTTGCCGCCTTTGTGTTGGGGTCGGAAGATGACGGTGGAGAGGATGGCGAAAAAGGGATCGAGCGCTTGGAGCCGGGCATCGTCGAGCATCTCGGCGCTGCCGAGTCGGTGGAGTTCGCCAATCCGCCGAGTGTGTCGGATTATGATGCTTACGCCAGTCGCATATTGCAGGGCGTGGCCGCTGGCTATGGCATCACCTACGAGATGCTGACCATGGATTACAGCAGGGTCAACTTCACCTCGGGCCGTATGGCGAAAATCGACGTCACGGCCAACTTCAAGAGCTGGCAATACTTCATGATCGTGCCGCAGATTTGCGCCCCCGTGTGGAATTGGTTTATCAGTGCGTGCATGATCAAGGGGGAATTATCCTCCTACATTTCCGCCGACTGGACGGCGCCGCGTGTTCAGCAGCTCGACCCGCAGCGCGAGACCGCCGCGCAGGTTGATAGGATCAAGGCCGGACTTGCGACGATCAGCGAGACGATCCGAGAGATGGGCCGCGAACCCGAGGAATTTTTCAAAGAGTACAAACAGGACATTGACCGGCTGGCCAAGTTGGGCATTACCATCGACAGCGTGAACACGGCCGCCGCCACTGTCCAAAATGAAGAAAATAATGGCAACACAGGAAACGAATAACCGCACCATGGGTGTGTTGTACGGGCGGGCGCTCGTGCAGCCTACGACCATCGACCAAGAGGCCCGCGAGGTAGATGTCGTATGTGCCACCGAGAAAATGGTGACGCGATTCGGCTGGGAGGAGGACTACGACGAAATGCTGGTTTGTGAGGCGGGGGCTATCAGGATGGACCGTGCAAATCAAGGCTTACCGCTCTTGGACTGCCACAACGCCTACACCGTTCATAGCCAACTCGGCCGAACGGTAAAGGTGTGGATCAACGAATCGCGCCAGCTTTGCGCCCGCGTTCGTTTCTCCAGCCGCCCCGAAGTGGCAGGGATATTTCAGGACGTAGTGGACGGGATCGTCAAAGGGATCTCGGTCGGCTACGAAATCTATAAGTTCGAGCGAGAGGAGCGCCCGAACGGCGCACGGCCTATCTACCGGGCAATAGACTGGATGCCGAGCGAATTGTCCCTCGCTCCGGTGCCTGCCGACATCGACAGCGGTATCCGCGCGGGACAACAGCAGCATCCGGTCGAAATAGTAAGAAAACAAACCACAAATACCACCAACATGAAAAAAACGAGAGCAACAGAAACAGGTAAGACCATGGAATACGTCGTCGAGGGCGATCCCGTAAAGCAGGGGGACATCGTAACCGTCGATGGCGTTAAGGGCGTTGCCCTTTCCGATGGCGAGGTGGGCGACACCATTACGCTCACACTGATCGAGGCGGAGGCCGCACCGGCTGACCCCGACGCAATCAAAGCGGCCGAGGAGGCCGCCGCCGCAGCTGAAGATGCCGCCGCCGCAGCCGAGGATGCTGCCGAAGCTGCGGGAGAGGCCGCTGCCGCAGCTACCGCCGCCGCTGGTGGTACGGAACCGACCGAGGACAACCGCAAGCGGACGCAGGCGATCCAACAGATGGCCCGTACCGCCGGCCTTTCCTCCGATTACGCGCTGGCGCTGGTCGGAACCAATCTTACCGTGGAGCAGTGCAGTACCGCAATCATGCGACGACTGGCCAAGCGGAGCCAGGATAGCGGCGTAAACGGTAATCACAGCGTGCGTGTGACCGGTTTGGATGCCGGTACCAAGAAGCGTATGGCCGTGGAGAACGCGCTGCTGCACCGCATCTATCCGTCCAAGTTCTCATTGGATGCCGGCGCCCGCGAGTTCCGTGGCATGACCATGGTAGAGATCGGCCGTGAACTGTTGTCCGAGCGCGGCATTAGCACCCGAGGCATGGACCGTTCCGAGGTGGCCAAGACGTTTTTCAGCCGTGCGCACAGCACCAGCGATTTCCCGCTGTTGTTCGAGGGCGTGATCAACAAGATGCTGCGGGCGCAGTATGAGTTCGCGCCGGAGTTTTGGGACAAAATCGCCCGTCAGACCAGCGTGGACGATTTCCGCGCCCGTGGTCTCTATTCGGCCGGTGTCGTCAACGGCATGAAGAAGATCCCCGAGGGTGGCGAAATTAAGTACACCACGCTTAAGGAGAGCAAGGAGACGATCCGCGTCGAGACGTTCGGCGAGGGTATCAGCTACACGCGCCAGGCGTTCATCAATGACGACCTGGGTGTATTCTCGATTATCCCGTCGGCATTTGTCCGCCACTGGGATATGCTCCGTGGGAACCTCGTGTGGGGACTGCTGACGGACAACGTGAAGATGTCCGACGGCAAGGGAATTTTCGACACGACCCATGGTAACCTCCTCTCGGGCACCAGCAGCGCATTGAGCGAAACGAGTCTTGCGGCGGCCAAGACGGCGATGATGAAGCAGAAAGACATCGCGGGTCAGATCATCCGCATGGTTTCGCGCTACCTCGTTGTGTCGCCGGAGAACGAGATGATGGCCAAAAAGCTGATCACCGCCACGACCCCCACCAAGTCGGCAGACGTGAACGTCTTCGCCGGCGCGTTCGACGTGATAGTTGAGCCGCGATTGACCGACCCGGCGGCTTGGTATCTGATGGCCGACCCGTATGCGGTGGACAGTCTCTATTACGCATATCTGGAGGGCAACGAGGGTCTGCGTGTGGACAGTACCGAGGAGTTCAAAACCGACTCCATGGACTATGCCGTCCGTGGCGATTTCGGCGCCGCCGCAATCGACTACCGTGGCATCGTGAAAGCAGCGGGAAAATAGCGTAACGGCAAACATCCCGCAGGGGGCGGGGCTTACCATACCCGCCCCCTCTTTTAAGCGAAAATTAAAACTTCAAAACAATGAAAAACTTCATTCAGGATGGTAAGACCATCGAATATAAAGTCGCCGACACTGCGATCAAAAGCGGCGAGGTACGCGTAATTGGGGATTTGGCCGGTGTCGCCGTTACCGACGGTGCCGTGGACGATACCGTCGTGTTGAACGTCACGGGCGTGTACGAGCTGGCCAAGGGTGCCGGCGCGATCACGCAGGGCCAAAAGGTATATGCCCCCGCAGACGGCTCCGGCATCGTGGCAACCGCTACCGACAACAAGCCGGTGGGCGTGGCATGGGAGGCCGCAGCAGCGGCAGACACCACGGTGCTGGTCAAGTTGAACGTATAACGACCGGGCGTATGGACAACCGATTTGACAGGATGGCCAAAATGGCGTCTTCGACCATTTCCAACCTTATGGGCGAACCCGCTGTTTGGCTATCCTCAAATCGGGGAAACATCCCCGGGCGGGCGCTGTTCAAAGACCCAAGCGAACCCACGCAGATCGGAGACTCCGAGGGCTACGAATACAGGCCGAGCACGGCCACCGCAGAGTATTACGAGGATAATTTCGTCGGGCTGAAGCAAGCCGTGGATGCCGAGACGACCGAATACCTCGAAATCCGAGGGAAGCAGTATTTGATCACAGCCGTGGAGACCAAATTTGACGGAAAAACCTACGTGGCGCATTTGACGCCGCACGACGAAAGCGAAGAATAGACATGAATCAACTGACAACAACCAAGGCAGACACCAACACGTCGTCGCCCTATGAAAAATACGAGGATGAATTGGTTGCGCTGTTGCAGATGCCGGGTGTCGATGTCAAGCCGTTGCCCAAGATCGAGGCGCTGGAGTTGCCGCGTCAGACGGAGAGACCGCAGATTTTCGTACTGGTCAATGGTACGGAGTTCGCCGAGCGCGAGGAGTTGGCCGTCGTGGCCCAACTGGGAACCGTTCAATGCGAGCTATTCATCCGCGCGAAGAACCGGCGGGGAAAACTGGGGCTTTTCGATGTCTATGAGGCCGCGAAATCCCGCCTGCTGGGCTATCGGATGCAGGGCGCGAAAACGCCCATTTACTTTAACTCTTTCGGCTATGTGTCGGGCCTACATAACTATTGGCAGTATGCGCTCACGTTTTCGTTTGCCGCGTATTCTGTCGAGGCAGACCGGCCCGATGACATTCCGACGATCAGACAAATCGAAAACGAATTTACCCAAAAATGAAAAAGTATGAGGTAGTAAGTCCTTACGTTGTTTTCAGCGTCAAGGATGGTGCGGCCCGCAAGGAGTACGCGCTGAAAAAAGGCGATACCGTCGAGTTGCCGGAAAATGACATCGCGGTTCGCGCTATGGTCGCCCGTCGACAAATCAAAGAGGTTGCGGAGACGACTACCGAGCCGGCTGTCGGTAAAAAGAAATAGTCGGACATTACAAACAGCCGGTAACGGCATAACAATTTTATGACATGGCAGATTTTTTACATGGTATAGAGCACGTCAACGTCGCCAGTGACGTGGTGCCCGTGAACGACATCGTTACGGCGGTTATCGGGCTGGTTGGTACGGCGGATAAGGGCGACACCAATGTCCTCACGTTGTGCAAGAGCGCGGCGGACGATGCCGCATTTGGCACACAAGGGACCATTCCCGAAGCACTGAAAGCGATCCGCATGCAAGACAGCACCGCCGGCAGCGCCTTGGTGTTCGTCGTCAAGGTAAAGGACGCCACCGCCGAAATCACCGGTGCCGACATCGTGGGCACGATTTCCGAAACGGGCGAGCGCACGGGTCTCAAACTGTTTGAGACCGCAGGAAACAAGTACGGTTTCGAGCCGATGATCTACATCGCGCCGCGATATTCCGCACTGGATGCGGTGAAGCAGGAGTTGATCGTCATCACCGAGAAAACCGAGGCGATGGCATATATCGACACGCCAGACGGCTGGGGCTTCACCCAAGCTATCGAGTCGCGCGGTGCGTCGGGTGATTTTGCCACGCTCAAGGCGGGGCAGAAACTCCTTTTCCCTCACGTCCTTGTTCCCAACCCGGAGTACAATCCGGACGCCGAGGAGGCTGGGGAAAGATACCTCACGATGCCGGTGTCGGCCTATGCGGCGGGATTGCGGGCCAAGGTCGATTTGACCGAGGGCTGGCATGTGTCATCCTCTAACCACGCCTACACGGGGATCGAGGGTACCGACGTACCCATCACGTTCGCGCTCTCGGATAAAACGTGTGAGGCCAACCTGCTGAATGCACAAGGCATCACGACGGTTGTCAACATGTACGGCAACGGTATCGTGGAATGGGGCAACTACACCGCTGCGTTCCCCGGCACTACCACCCCCGAGGCGTTCGAGTGCGTCCGCCGATCGCTGATGATCATGAAGCGATCGATCACGATGGCCAGCGCCGCGTTTATCGACGTCAAGCAGGTGAAGCAGGCCGACATTGACCTGGTTCGCAACACCGTGAACCAGTACTACAACCGGCTGATGGCGGAGGGAAAGATCGTTTACGGTCAGTGCTTTTTCGACCCTGCGAAAAACCCCGTCACCGAGCTGGCGCAGGGCCACGTCACGTTTTCCAACAAGTGGACGCCCGCCGTGCCCATGCAGCGCATGACGTTCGACCACAAAATCGACCTTAACAAACTCTCAACCATCGAATAGCCATGAATATCGCAAAAGTTTACGACGCAAACGTCTATGTGAACAATGCCAGCAAACACGGGCTGGCGTCGGAGATCACCGCCCCGACCATCACGGCCCTTATGACCGACTACAAGGCGATGGGCATGATCGGTTCGGCCGAGTTTTTCAACGGGTTTGACAAACTCGAAACGACGATCAAATGGACGTACCCGGACAACGACGCACAGAAGGCGTTCGGGAATTTCCTCAAACCCGTGGATCTGATGATCCGATCCAGCAAAGCGGAGTATGACAACACCGGCATCACAGACGAAAAGCCCATCGTGATGTACATACGTGGGTACTCCAAGACGCTCCCGGGAGGATCGTTCAAGGCCAAGGAGGATACCGAACTGGAATCTACCGTGGCCGTCCAGTACTACAAGCTGGAGATCGACGGAGAGGAGATCGTCGAGATCGACGTAATTAACAACATCTACAAAGTAGGCGGCGAGGACTTGCTGGCCGAACGTAGGCAAAACCTTGGATTGTAATGGGCCAGCAAGCACTGAATCGTAAGCCGGATTTATCAGTCCGGCGGACGCTCCAGCTCGACGCCAACACCGAGATCGCCGAGATCGGCATCACGGTCCGCAAGCAGATGGAGCTGACCAACAACAAGAGCCTCACAGATGCCGAACGCGGCATGCACCTGATGGCCTCCAAAATTCTCGTGAACGGTCAGCCGATCGTTTACGACGATCTGATGGATGGCTTTACCACCGAGGAGTTGGAAAAGATCACCGAGTTCCTTTTCCCCGATGCAAAAAAAGAGGTTGAGGGGGCCAACTCAAAAAACGAGTAAGGACCGCTGCCGGTGCGATGGCGCTAATTAGACAAATTCCATACTCGGACATTGTTTTTTTAGCCCATTTTACCGGCGGCGGAATCGACGGCGTGCTCGATCTGATCGTGGAGGATTATTTCTCCTACTTGGACGCCGCCGTCGAGATTTACGAAAAGGAGATCACAACACCCCGCCGGGTGGTACTGTCCGGCATTGAAAAGCGATAACGACACATGGCAAACAACACTCTGAAATTAGCGTTCATTTTGTCCGCCACGGATAAAATGAGCCGTATAGTGGACGAGGCCGTCAAAAAGTCGACGGACAAACTTTCAGCATTCGAGCGTACTACAAGCAAAATAGGCCGCTCGATGATGAATGCCGGTACCGTAATGGCGGGTGCCGGCGCAGCTGTTGGCGCCAGTATTTTCGCGGTTGGCAAAGCGAGCGCCGATTATGCTGGCGATATGTTCGATATGGCCCGATCTACCGGAATGGGCGTCGAGTCGTTCCAAAAGATCGCCTATGCCGCAAAAATGTCGGGTATCGAAGCTGAAAAGGTCACCACGTCATTTATCAAGTTCGACAAAATGATCGTCGATGCCGCCGGCGGGAACAAGGCGTACATGCAGACGTTTAAGGATCTCGGCATTCAGATCAAGGACAGCGCCGGCAACCTCCGGCAACCGAATGCGATTTTCGAGGACGTGGCCGAAATTTTCCACAACACGGAAGATGGAGCCGCGAAAACGGCATTGGCAGTCGAGCTATTCGGAAAGTCGGGCGCCGCGCTGATCCCTATGCTGAACGATGGGAAAAGCGGTTTGCAGGCGTTTTACGCCGAGGCGAAACGAATGGGCCTTGTGTTGAGTGCCGAAGCGATTGGCAAGGGGGACGCATTTAGCGATCAGCTCGAACAAATTGGTCAGCAAGTCAAAGGCGTAAAGTTGCAGTTAGGCACGGCACTGATCCCCGCATTATCGGCGGCGGCCGAGAAAATCGCCGCAGTAATTGATAAGATCACGAGGTGGGTGCAAGAAAACCCAGAGTTGGCTGCCACGATCGGAAATATAGCGATGACCGTGGGCAAATGGCTGGCCATATTGGGTACGGCGGCCATTGCGATCGGTGGCGCGAC